GCCGTGGCGGCAGACGCAACGGCCGGAGTCGTGGCCGGTTCGTCGTCCTGCGCGGCGGGCGCAGCTTCGCGGACAGCGGCCGGAGCCGAAGTCGCCGCCGGGGTTGCCGCACGAGCAGCCGGAGCAGCGTCGCCATCGCGGTCACCATACGGGCGGTAGTATTGGCCGAACGAAGCCACGTCGAAGGGACGGCCAGCGACCGAGTCTTCGAACATCGCCTTGATCGCGTCCAGTTCGGTCGCGTCGGGACGACGGCCGAGATAGTCCGCGAGGTTGAACAGGCCATGCGTTTGGATCGCGGCTTGCTCTTCGTCGCTCAGCGAGCGGGTCTTACGCGACCATTCCGAGGTGGAATAGTTCGAGTAGTCGCCCTTCTTCGTCTTCCGAATGCGGAAGTCAACGCCACCGATGTAGTCGGTCGGCATGTCTTCCATTTCCGGGTCCATCAGGCTCTTCTCGATGATTTCGAAGATCGACGGGTTGATGACGAAACGGCGGATCGGGTTCTCGGGCAGGTTTTGCTCTTCGAACGGCGACGAGACCACGAAGCCTTGGAAGATGAAGGACTTCTTCTTCCAGTAGGTGCGGGCGGTCGCTTCCTTGGCCGGGTCCTTCCACCACGGACGGGTGGCGGTCAGGATCGGGCAGGAGTCACCCCACATTTCCACGCAGGGAACGGTGACAGTGACGGGCTTGTTGGTCGGGTAGTCTCCACCCTCGACGCCGTCGAACGGCATCTTGATGACCTCGCGCTTCACCCAGAAGAAGGTGTTGTTCGGGTCCTTGTCGGGGAGAAAGCGGACGGTGGCAGTTGCACCAACGTCGATGTTCCAGAAGGCGTAGGACGCATTGTCCCCACCACTGGATTGGGTCTTATTGCCGCGCTGGCTCTTTTCCTTCTGAGCCTTCAACGCTTCCATGATTTCTGCTTTGGTAGCCATAATACTTGCCTCTCAAATTTGCCAAAAATTGCTTTTGTATTGCCATGATCCGGTCAGCTTCACGCCTTTCCGGTAGTAGTATTTATCTTCGTGGACGGTGAAATGACCGTCCAGAACCCCAAATTCGCATCTTTTTTTTGGGATCGCAATATTAATCGTTAACCATAAAAAGAGGGGAGAAACCCGAAGGCTTCTCCCCAGTTCTATAGGACTTACACAATGGACTTCTCAATCCATAGTCAGAATACTAACCGCCACTGATGGCGTCAATATTTTTGGTTAACGAACCCAAGGCATACCAGCCAGAGCGCGAATGCGGGAAATGTGATCCGCGTCGGCGTCCGGCTTGGTGACTTCGCGCTTCAGGTCTTCCCCTTGGTTGGTCGGGATGACCACGTCTGCACGGCTCAGTTCGCCTTCCGAGAGCTTGTAACCAGCCTGTGTCAGCAGGGGTTCGACTTGGCTGAACAGCGATTCAGCGAATTCGCTCATGTCATACACATCGCCCGATAGGCCAGTTGCTTCCTGAACCTTGCGGTCCAGATAGTGGGTCAGCAGGTTCAGGATGAAGCTCTTGTCGAACTCCTTCTCGTCCGAACCAATTTCCTCGTCGCCCCAATTGAAATCCGAACCGCAGTCGGCCAGAAAGGCTTGCGGGTCGAAATCGTTGGCGACTTCTTCCGCGTCGCGCTCGATGTCTTCGTCGGACGAGGCTTCATAGCCATAGTCGTGGTCATCCGGGTCGTGCTCGGAAAGCACGCGGCTCGGCGCCGTGGAGTTCATCCACTCGGAGAATTCACGGACGGCTTCACTCTTTGCGGCAATGCCCTCGTCGAGCGACATACCGGCGAGTTGGATGGCGTGCATCGCGACGCGGCGCAGGCTCTTTTGGCGGCCTTCGTCGTTCTTGTTCTGAAGCTGCTCAGCAACGTAGCTGAGGAAGTTGACCATGCTGTCATTCTTCACTTCCGGCACGATCTGGCTGAGCTTGTAGGAAAGCTCGGCGTCCTTGTTCAGGAACTTCGGCTTGCCGGTGCCCTTGCCGTCGATGTCGGCCATTTCGTCCGACGGAGCGTGGAACAGGTCCAGCTTGCCGCTCTTGAATTCGTTCCATGCGCGGGTAGAGACCGGGCGGCCGACAACCGTGATGGAGTCAACGCCGGAACCACCGCAGGACGTGCAGAGACGGTCGCCCGCCATCATGCCCTTGCCGCCGCACGCTTTACACGGCGGCTCTTTGATTTCGGTGGTGGCGCCTTCTTCCATTTCGCATTCGCCCATGTCGCGGATCGCTTCGGCGACGCTGGTCAGAACGTTCTCTTCGAGTTGCAGGGCTTCGGTCGTCAGCAAGGCGCGCACCTCGGTGATGTCGATGGCCGTGTTCTCGTCGTTACCCTCGTTCAGGGTGTTGACCTTGTCTTCGATGGCTTCGGCCAGCGCCGACCACTTGTCCGGGTTGTTGGCGCGATAGAGGCGCTCGAACGTCTTGCGCATCTCGTGCATCTGGTGGCGGCAGGTTTCGCGAACTGCGAGGGCGCCTTCACCCAGAACGACGGAATTGGTTGCGATGTGGCCGGAAGCCATGCCCAGATTGGCATAGTCGGTAGCCATGCGCATGATCTGCTGGCCGACCGTGTCGGCGAAACCGCCGCCTTGGTTGACGTGCTGCGTCATGGCGCGGGCCGGGGAAAGCTGGCGGGTCGGGAACATGAAACGTTCTCCAACGGCGTTCTCGACGAAGATAGCGTCGATGTGACGGCCGCGCGCGCCCATGATGTTTTCGTCAATCTTCTTCGAGTGACGGACGATCATGCGGGCGTTCTCAAGCTTGAGGTAGGAACTGCGCGTCGTTCCATACATGCCTTCGAGAATGTTCATTGGTTCCTCTTTCTTGTCCTCCGTCACAGACGCTTTCGACGCGAAATCGGTAGGCTCAAGATCGCGGCTGTGGTGTTTGACGTTGAAAATCATGTTGTATTTAGTAGCTGTCCTACGGAGAGTTTGATCTAGGCTGAGCACGTCAGCGATGTCCGTAGAGGCCCCGAGATAGAGGCGAATGCTGCTGTTATCCCCCTCGTCTACTAGGGAAACGAGCAGGTTTGCGGGTTTGGCGAAGAAGCGACGCGTTTCTTCCGGCTTGTAGACCTGATTGCCGTCGTCGTCATACATCATCACCGCATAGTCATAGGAGCGGAGAATCTGAAAGACCTCGGTGGCTGCGGTGTCGAGCGAAATCAATTGGTGCTCCCAAAATCCTGTAGTATCGTATTTATCCGCCCCACCCTCACCGTCGCTGGAATCGAAATGGCAGACGAAATTAAGACCACGAGCCTGATGGCCATGATTCGCCACGAGCGAGATCGCTACGACCGGGATTACGGCCGATCCATGTATGAAGGCGACTTCCGGCGCGGGCGGCGCCCCGATAAAGGGGAACTGATGGAATATGCCATGAAGGTGTTGATGAACAACGCCGATCTGGCTCAGCGACACGACGCAAAGGCGGCGATGATCGGCGAATACGCGCGCTCGGCCGAGGCGCACTACGCCATGGAAGCGGCCGATATGACGAACCGGATTTTTCGTTCGGAAAGCATCATGCGGGGCGAACTGAATGACGCCAAATACGATGCAGCCCAGCTTCGGAAAATCGTTGGTGGCCTTGAACTGGCGCCGACAGTCGTTCGGGTGGCGTGGTCGCAGGAAGCCGACGACTGGTGCTCCAAGATCAAGACCCCGTTCCAGATGGTTCGAGACGGTGGTCAAGCCCTCTACTGCTTCTCGAACATGAAGACGGCGGCCATGTTCAAGCTGTTGTTCGCCTGATGGGCTGGATTTCGCCAGTTCCGTTCTTGCTGGATGTCACCGACGAGTCGGAATCGTTCAAGACCATGCGAGAAGGGCACACCGGCCTGCCGGTAGCGCCGCATCCCGGCTCGTTCGGTTTCGAGCGTAAGCATCACGTCCACGAGGGCGTCGATCTCTACGTGCCGGAGGGCACGCCCGTTCACGCGGTGGAAGACGGCACAGTGGTCGCGATCATGCCATTCACGGGCTTCGGTGCCGGATCGCCATGGTGGCACGACACATGGGCGGTGATGGTGAAAGGCGAGAGCGGGGTCGTGCTCTACGGCGAGATCAAACCCCTCTTGCATCTGCATGGTCTCGGTGACGTTGTGCGGCAAGGGGAAATCATCGGTCACGTCACGCCTGTCCTGAAGAATGACAAGGGGCGGCCGATGTCCATGCTGCACCTTGAACTCTACGAGCACGGTGTGCGGGAGCCCGTCGAGTGGCTTCCCGGTCAGCCTAAGCCGAAGGGCCTTCTGGACCCCACGGCGAAGCTCTGCGGTTAGGACGTGTAGTTCTTGCCGCCCCGGCGGCACTTGACCTGCCACGCGCTGTTCGACTTTTCGCGCGAGCACATGCCCAGCTTCCCGTTCGGGTTCTTCAGGACGACGCCCTCATAGGCGGGGGTCTCGATCAGCGTCTCGAACAGGTCTTCGAAGCCCTGCGTGTAGTTGCGGGCCACCCATGTGTGATCGTCGATGACGAAATGGGTGTAGGTCTTTTTGCTGGTCGGTTTCACGAGCAGCTTGTGCAACAGCGCTTGGCGCTCGGCGAAGGTCGTGCCGACGAGATACTCGCCATCGGCCACGAGGATGTCGTGAATGTAGTTCGTGTCGCGCGGGCCGTCCGACACCTTGGAGTGCATCAGTTCAGCCAAGAACACATACCAGCCGGTGCCGGGCAGGTTCTTGAAAGGCGCGGCGGTGTGGGCGCTCGGAGCCCACAGCTTGTGTTCGTCGTTGTGGCGGGACATCGCCTTGATCGTCTTGCGATCCGGCGCGACGGCCATCACGTTGCACGTCCCGTTCATCTTGGTCTGGGCGATCCAGCCCTGTTCCTCGTAGTGGCCGAGCAGCGCCTTCGAGATGACGTTCTCCGAACCCGGACGGGGCGGCCAGAGATAATGCCAGTCATCGAAGCGCATGAAGTTCTCCTGTGCAACCACAAGAGAAACCTACAGCACATCTAGGATTCGTCAAGTATTTTGGCTTACGAACGCTGGGTGATCTGCACGTCGAAATCTGGCAGTTGCTTGGGATCGAGGTTCTCGTAGATCGTGATCCGGCCTTGGTATGTCGGACCAAACTTCTCCACGAGGGACGCCTTCATCTCGTCATGCAGGCGGGCTTGTGCGTCCTTGTATTTGGCCGCCACTTCGGCCTTGGCGCGATCCAGCGCGTGCATCTGGCCGCGCAGGCTGTGCAGTTCGGTGAGAGTGTCAGACATGATCTTCCGGGTGTTCGAGCGCAGAGAACGAGGGAGCCAGCGGAACGACGAAATAGCGCATCAGGGCGTTGTCCACGGTGCGCTGAGCGTTGCCGCGCCATGCCGAGACCGCCGCATCATGCGAGGTGTAGAGGCCGACGATGTGGATTTTTTCGGGGTTGCGAAAGTCGATTTCGACGCCACCGATATCCGTCAGTTCTCCACCGAGAACGAGGTGTAGTTGTTGATGCATGGGAACTCTCAAATGTTTCGTGGAATATAATGGACCACGAAATCGAAGGCTAGTGCTTTGTGAAATACCCCGTGAGATGCCACACGCAAAAAGCGAAAATCGCGAGCATGACAATGACGGCGATGCTCACCCGGATCGTCCCGACGTAGATGCGCCAATCGCGGGCGCGATCCACGTCGTGCTTGTTGTCTTCGCCGGAAACGAATGAACCCTGCCATTTCGCACCTGTCCAAACAAAAGCGCCGCCGGAGTGTGTGTTGATCCACACATCTCCGACGACGGGATTGCTTGGTGGCGAGGACCCTTGTTGGCTAAGAGTGAACGCCATCGCGGTTTAGGCGGCCTTGGTCTTTTCCTTGGTCGGGACCAGCATCTTGCGGGCGATATCGAAGGCGGTGCCCAGATCGTCGTCCTTCAGGGTCGGCTTGATGGCCGGGACGGAGATCAGCGGCAGCAGGTCGAGGGCCTCTTCCACGGTGATGCCCTTGGCCGAGAACAGCGCGTCGAAGGCGCCTTCGCCGACCACGGTCTTCGACTTGCCCTCTTGCTTCAGGAACAGGTCTTCGGGGATGCCCTTCACGCCCTTGAGGGCCTTTTCGATGGCGCCCATGATCTTGGCGTCGGCCAGATATTCCGGGTTGATGACGAAGGTCTCGACGGTGTCCACCACGGTTTCCGTCGGAATGTTCTTCGAGGCCAGCAGGGTGATTTCGTCTTCCGTCAGGGCCGAGGCCGACGAACGGATGCGCAGTTCGCAGGAGGCTTCGGCGGCGCCGTCTTGGCCACGGAAGCTCTCGGGACGCTTGCCGGTTTCGACGCCCTTGGCGGCGAAGAGACCCATCATGGTCTCTTTGATCTCGGCGTCCTTGGACTTCTTCAGCGCGGTGAGCGACTTGATGACCACGTCGAGGCCAGCGGACACGAGCAGACCGGGGATGTTGATGAATTCCTTGGTCGCCTTGGCCTTGGTGCCGGTCTTCACGGTCTTGGCGTTGTCGAACATGCTCATGTGGTGTGCTCCCGCGTTGCCAATCTCAATAAAGGTAGATTACCACGGGAGGCGGATCGGTCAACGAAAAAGAGAGCTAAAAAGCAATATTTTTCGAGCGATTTGAGCAGAGATTCGTTAGATCACCACAGGCATTCCCTCTACCTCTTCGTAGAGTTCATCATCGTCGATGTGTTCCTTCAAATCACCCACCGAGTTAGACCAATGCAGAACCGTATCGAGCATCCGAACAACTAGAACCATGGCCATGACCAAGTCGTCATGGGAACCGGGTTTGGCCTTGAAACTGCTCTCGGTCGCAACGAACGTCTTAAGTTCCTTAATCAACTGGTCGCTGTTGATGAGCATACGACCAGACTCGATCAGGCTCTTCACGCGGGCGCAGGCGGACAACTTCTTTTTGTTGTCCGTATTCAGCCCCTTGCGGAAGCGCCGGGTCTGGCCCTTGCGCTTCTTCTCAGAGATGAACACGCCGGGGAAACGTTCTTCCCCAGTGTCTTCGATGATTTGCAGGATCGCTTCACCGATGGTGTTGTTTTCCACCGTCCAGAAAATCTCAGGGTCGCCAATCTGACGGGGGTCATCGCGCATCGTCTGCTCGATGAACATGAGGATTTTCATCAACTGGCTGACTTGCTGTCGCGGCGCCGTGTTGTTGTGCTGCCACTCGGCCACCTGAATCATCTCGGGTAGCTCGTAGACTTGGATCGCCGCGTAGTCGCGGCCGGTGCCGAGGCTGGGATCGTGGCCCACGCAGTAGGTTTTGTTCGGCGACGGGTCCTTATACCAGCGCACGTTGCCGGTGTAGAAATCCGGCGAAATGCCCTTCAGGCCGACAAGAGCCAGAGGGTTGATGAGCGTCTCATCGTCGGTGACGAAGTCGCATTCGAATTCTTGACGGAAGCGAGCTTCTCCAAGGGTCTCGCGGAACGGTGTGGCCCACGCCTCGTCACGCTCGGGATGTTCACTCCACGGCACCTTCACCGCGAAGAAATTGTTTCGGCCAAGGTGACCCGGACGGAAGTTGCCATACTCATCGACGTTGTCGATGGCGCCCTTCCAAATCTGGGCGAACTGATCTTCGTCGGACTTAGGCGTAGACGTGATGATGCACGAACCACCGGTCGAGAGAACGGGCTGAATCGAAGTCCAGAAGTCCTTCGCCTTGTTCGGCGGCACGAACGCGAACTCGTCGAGATACAGCAGGGTGATCGAGAGACCACGACCGGCGTCGGTGGACGTTGCGCGGGCAACGATCTTCGAACCGTTGTCGAAGGACATCGTGCCTTCGTTGTATTTGGTGACGCCCGCCCGAATGTGATCCGGCAGATTTTGGTAAGCGAACCGGATGCGGTCCATGATTTCGAGGGCTTGGTTCAGCTTATTCGCCGTCACGAGGATCGTCGTGTCAGCCGTGAACATCGCCTTCCACAGCAGGAAACCTGCGGCGACCGTGGTCTTGCCCATCTGGCGAGCCGTCAGGGCGATGGTGAAGCGGTTCTCGTGGAACGCCTTGATGATCTGAAGCTGGAAAGGGAACGGGTCAAAGGGAAGAGCACCCTTTAGCGGGTGCTGAATCTTCATGAAGGTCCGCATGAAATATAGCGGGTCTTCCACGCACTGCATCAACTCTTGGACTTTTTGATCCGTGTAGGCTGACTTCGCGTGGGCCGGTTTAACGATGTTTTCGGACGCGTCTTTACTCATCAGGTATGGTGCGGCCGTATTTTCAACCGCCGATTTCCAGCTATGGTTCAGTATTTAGTTGAAAATCGTGGAAAAACAGGGGTCGCCCCAAATCATCACCCGACCATAAATACAGAATGCTTCTAGGATCGGTGTGAAATGCCTTCAATTAATGATCTCCGTATTGATGCCGATGGTAACGTTTACTTCGTTAGCAATGCGACGTTGCTTGTTCCGCCCGCAGCAGATGTCAGCGCGGTCGAAACCGTCGTTGGTCCTCCCGGCCCGCAGGGTGAAAAGGGTGAGATCGGAACGGGCGTGGCGGATGTCGATCTAGCCAGCAACGGCGTTCTGACGTTCACGCTCACGTCCAATCAGACGATTATCGCCGGGACCATCCCGCCCGGCCCGCAAGGCAACGGCGGACCCACCGGTGCAACAGGTCCGCAAGGCGAGACCGGCATCCAAGGCCCGCAGGGCGAAATCGGCCCGCAAGGTCCCATCGGCAACACAGGTGTCCAAGGCCCGCAGGGCGTCCAAGGTATCCAAGGCCCGCAGGGCGATGTTGGCCCCGCTGGCGTCCAAGGCATTCAGGGAATTCAGGGCATTCAAGGCCCGCAGGGCGATGTTGGTCCGCAAGGCCCGCAGGGCGATGTTGGTCTGCAAGGCCCGCAAGGCGAGCAAGGCAATGCATCCACCGTCCCCGGCCCGCAAGGTGACATTGGTCCGCCCGGCCCCCAAGGTAATGCCGGTGCGAACGCTTATACGATTGCCGTCACTGAAGAAGGATTCGTCGGCAACGTCGAGGTTTGGCTCGAATCACTGGTTGGCCCCGAGGGCGCTGCGTCGAACGTGGCTGGCCCGCAAGGTGACATTGGTCCGCCCGGCCCCCAAGGTAATGCTGGCGCGAACGCCTATACCGTCGCCGTCGATGGCGGCTTCCTTGGCACGCCCACCGATTGGTTGAACTCTCTGGTCGGTCCTGAAGGCCCGACGGGAAACACCGGCGCCACCGGCAATACGGGCGCCACCGGGAACACGGGCACCGACGGCGTCGGTGTTGCCAACGCCTATATCGCAGACGGTTGGCTAACGCTTACCTACACAAACGCCGTCGTGGCCAATGTTGGTTACGTCGTTGGTCCGCAAGGTCCGCAGGGCGCAACGGGCAACACTGGCGCGACGGGCAACACCGGTGCGACGGGCAACACTGGCGCAACTGGCTCGCAAGGCCCCATTGGCAACGCGGGCGTGGGCATCTCGAACACCATCATCGCAGATGGTTGGCTGACGCTTACTTATACCGACACATCGGTTGCGAATGTTGGTTATGTCGTTGGGCCGCAAGGGAATGCCGGTGGCTCTGCATCCTATTTCTTCTACAAAGCCGATACGTCATCGACCAGCGCCAACGATCCCGGCGCTGGTGAACTGCGTTGGAACAACTCCACCCAACAAGCGGCCACGGCCTTGTATTTCGACTGGCTTACGCAGGACGGGTTCGACGCGCACATTCTTTTCAAATACGCGGCCACGCCAACCCGATTTATCGTTCAAGATAAAGACTTCGCCGTCAACTACCAAGTTTGGCGTTTGACCGGCACGACAGAGCATCCCGACTGGTTTGAGGTTGCGGTGGAACTCGATTCCATTGGCGGCACGGGCATCATGGGCAATAACCAAAGTCTCGCTGTCATTCTGCTATCGGATGGACCAGTCGGAAATACTGGCGTCGGCGTCTCCAATGCCTACCTGCAAGACGGTTACCTGAATCTCACATATACGAATGCCGCTGTGGCAAATGTCGGCTATGTCGTTGGTGCACAAGGTCCCATCGGCAACACCGGCGCCACCGGAGCCCAAGGCCCCATCGGCAACACCGGCGCAACGGGTGCCACCGGCCCACAGGGCAACGCAGGCGTCAATGGCTCCAACGGGATCAGCATCTCGAACGTGTCCATCCCCAATGGTTGGTTGACGATCACCTATTCCAATGCGGCCGTCGCCAACGTCGGCTACATCGTCGGCCCGACCGGGGCAACGGGTGCGACCGGCAACACCGGTTCGACGGGTGCCACAGGTCCACAAGGCAACGCAGGCGTCAATGGCGCCAATGCGGTCTATTCGAGCGTCACTCCGCTGAACCTCGCATCGTCGAACGCCGTGGGCGTGGCCAACGTCGCCTCTCGCGAAGATCACGTTCACCAATTCCCGCTGGCTTCGATCAGCAACACGATCATCACCGCAAATGGCGTGCTCACGGCCAATGACCATGGTCACGTCGTGGAATGGAATTTCGCCAACAGCAATCTGATCCTACCGAACACGATGTTCAGCGGGTTCAACTGCTTGGTCCGCGTGGCCAATGCCACGGGTGTTCCAACCTTCCTCGCAAACGCTGGCGCCACGATCCGTCAAGCCGACGGCTACACCAAAGCCCGCAAGCAATGGTCGGAGGTCTCCGTGTCTGTTCGTTCGAATGCGAACGGTGCGGTCGCTGAATACGTGCTGTCGGGAGACATGAATTAATAGGGAGGTATCAGTGCTCATCCTCCCTACCACTCGCGGAATCATCAGAAACGTCACCAATGTGCTGTCAGCATCAGCAAGTGTGGCGTGGAACACTACGTTCGGCAGCACTATTACGCTGTCGGCTCCAAATGCAACATTCACGGCTTCGGCCGCGAATGCGAACGGTTTCGGGACATTCACCAATGTCCTTCCCGCCTCGGGCCAATACTACATCGACGTTACACTACCGACCGGTCAAGACAACGGATCGGTGGATTTTCTTGGGATTTCCAATGAAGTTTCTGCCTTAGATTATCCTCAGAACACCAAATACAAAGCTTGGTATTGGAGCGGCGGTTGGTTTGGTATTGCGACCGACGATGGAACTACTGGACCAGCCCTAGTGTCTGGGACGTATCGTATTGCTATAGACCGGACCAATAGTCATTTTTACATGCAGAAAATTAGCGGCACACCGTCGGTGGTTAGAAACGCTGCCCTCCCGTCCGGCTCAAACATGTTTTTGATGGTGCTATCCCAGAGCGGCTTCACCACCGGTGGCGCAAGTATCCTGAACGGTGGGACCATCGCAGGACATGGTGGGCTCTACTGATGATTATTCTTCCTTCAATGCGTGGTGTAATTTCGAAGCCAATCACCACGCTAAGTTCTGCCAATCTTGAGTTCTTGGTGGTTGCTGGTGGTGGTTCCGGCGGCACGGCTGGTAGCGGAAACACCGACGGTGGTGGTGGTGGCGGGGGTGGCGGTGTCCTTGCGGGAAACACGACTGTTTCCAGCGGAACCTATTCCATCGTTGTCGGCGCCGGTGGCGCGGGCCATGCCAACAATGGGACTCGAAATGACGGCGCAAATTCGTCTCTGGTTGGTAACGCGACCAGCATTATCGCTTTCGGTGGGGGTGCTGGTGCGTCCAATTCTAGTCCGGGGAGCGGAAATCCCGGCGGTTCTGGTGGTGGCACCAACGGCAACACAATCGCTCCCGGTGGCGCCGGAACTGTTGGTCAAGGTAACGACGGCGGGGCCGCAACGACCGGTGGCCCAACTGGTGGTGGCGGCGGCGGTGCAACCCAAGCCGGTAGCGCGGGCACCAGTAGTGCATCAGCGCCAAACGGAGATGGCGGGGCTGGTTTCACAAGCTCAATCACCGGCACGGCTGTGGTTTATGGCTCTGGCGGCGGTGGGGGATATGGAACTGGTGGAGGAACCGGCAGAGCAGGCACCGGTGGTTCAGGAGCGGGAAACGGTGGAGCATCGAGCACCGGGGGAAGCGCGGTCGCAAATCGTTGCGGGGGCGGG